AATTTATTTCATCAGAGGATTTTTTGTATCTGTCCCGACAAGTATTTTATACTTGGATCCATACTCAAATATACCAAGTTATAAAGTTGGATTTAGAGTCTTTGAAACTGTCAAAAATGCTTTCGATGATCCAGATTTATATGATAATGCACAGGGATTTTCTAATTTTGCCGCTCCTGGAGCAGATAGATTATCAATTTCAGTAAAGCTTGACAAAATACCTTTATTATCTAATGAAACTGATAATTTTGTTCAATTAATGGAAATTAATGCTGGTCAATTGACCAACACCACAAATAATCCACAGTATAATGTTTTAGCTCAAGAATTTGCTAGAAGAACTTATGATGAATCCGGAGATTATTATGTTGTTCCTCCTATCATAAACACTCAAGAATCTTTAAATAATTTAAGAGGTAATAACGGAGTTTTTAGAGAGGGGCAATTAACATACGACGGAAATGTCCCAAATACCAATTTGGGGGTTTATAACATATCTCCACTTAAGGCATATGTAAGAGGATTTGAAATTGAAACTTTTAGTCCAACATTTTTAGACTTCCCCAAAACAAGGAGTAGCAATACTTTAAAAGGACAAAGTATTAATTACTACACTGGACCAACTTTTACTTTAAATAGAGTATATGGAGTTCCTATTGTCAGTGCGGCGACAACATATATTGTAAGTCTTAGAGACTCCAGAGTAGGATCTGCAGCAACTATTGCTGCAGGAAATGAGATTGGTCTAGCGCGAGTTTATGATTTTGCTCTCGAAACCGGATCATATATTACATCAAATTTAAATCAAAATCAATGGGATATTTCACTTTACGATGTTCAAACATATACAAATATTACATTAAATGAACCAATAACTTTAAGAACTCCAACACATATAAAAGGAAAAGAGAGTGGTGCTGTTGGATTTTTAAGATTTAATGTTTCTGCGGGAACGGCAATAACTGCTTATTGTACAAGTGGAAAATTTTCTCTTGGAGAAAAACTCATTTTTGATGGAATAGAAAATACAAGAGTAACTAGAACGGTTAGATCATTTGGAACATCTGATGTAAAATCAATATTTGGTCAAGTAGGAACTTCATATACATTTTCAGGAGATGTAATTCAAAGCACTTTAATAAATATTGGTCAGGTAACTATAACAGCACGCTCCAACGCAGGAATCAGCACTGTTACTAGTGCTAAAGGCGAATTTGTTGGAGTAGCTAGTACCGGAAACTTAGTGTCGTTTTCAAATCCTGGTTTCTCTACAGCTACTTTTGCTAAAATTGAATCAGTATCTGCAAATTCTCTGACAATCAGTGGAGTTACTACTGTTACTGGTATATGTGATGGTGGTCTACCACAATCAACTATATCAGTATCTGATTTTACAATTTTAGGATCTTCTCTACAAAATTCTATAGATAATTCTTTATATACAATTCTTCCAAAATCATATGTTTCCGATGTCGATTTAACTGATTCTAATCTAATAATAAGAAAACAATATGATGTAACAATTACTTCCAATTCAACGGGAACAATAAATGCAGATACTGATCAGACGTTTTTACCCTTTGATGAAGAAAGATATGTTTTAGTACGTCAAAATGGAACGGTCGAGTCTTTGCGATCTGACATGTTTGAAATTTTTAATGGAGGAAAATCACTAATAATAAGTGGATTGTCTGGAAATGGTCCAGGAAAATTAATTGCTACTCTTAGAAAAATTAACGTAAAAGCAAAAGTAAAAAATAGAAACAGAATTAAATCAATAATTGTCGATAAGTCAAAATATTCTTCCTCGGGAATTGGCACAACTACTTTAAATGATGGTCTTACGTATGGAAATTATCCATATGGAACAAGAGTTCAAGACGAAGAAATTTGTTTACTTGAGTCAGATGTTACATCTGTTTATGGAATTTATGAATCAAATAACACTTTAACTCCAGATTTACCATCAACTGTTCTAACGTCTCTTAATGGACCAACAGGCAAAACTACAGATCTTATTATAGGCGAGGAAATAGTAGGAGAAGATAGTGAAGCTGTTGCAATTTTAGCAGAAAGAATTAATGATTTAAAAATAGGATTTTGTTACTTAAATTCAAATATATTTACTGAAGGTGAGAGGGTAAGATTTACTGAATCTGGAATTACGGCTTTAATTTCAGTATATGATGGAGGTGACTTTGATATAAGCAGATCATTTATTTTCGATCCAAATCAAAAGGAAACCATTTATGATTTTTCCAAACTTATTAGGGATACCTCTATTGCCAAAGAGCCAAAAAGAAAATTAAAAATTGTCTTCGAATCTGCAAGTTTTTCATCATCCGATACTGGAGATATAACAACAGTAAATTCTTACAGTCAATTTGATTATTCTCTAATAAAAAATACATATAGCACACTAAGAAATTCCGATATACTAGATGTAAGACCAAGAGTTTCTCCAATAAGTCCCACAGAAAATTCTAGATCTCCATTTGAATTTTTATCAAGAGACTTTACATCATCCGGAAATTCTGCATCCAATATTTTAGCCGCAGATGAAGATATTGTATTATCATATTCCTATTATTTGCCGAGAATTGATAAGATTCTTCTGGATAAATCTGGAAATTTCCAGTTAAAACTTGGGGCTCCTTCAGAGAAACCACAGCAACCTGTTCTTAATGAAGATGCTTTAGAAGTAGCTACAGCATATCTTCCTCCATATATCACCAATATTAATGAAATTGATATTGATTTGAAAGAACATAAAAGATATAGGATGTTAGATATTAATAAACTAGAAGATAGAATTGAAAATCTAGAATTCTACACATCCCTTTCTTTACTTGAAGTAAATGCTTCTAGTTTTCCGGTAAAAGATTCTAAAGGGATTGATAGATTTAAATCTGGATTTTTCGTCGATAACTTCTCCACTAGAGACACTCAAGACAGAAGTGTAATTGCCAAAAACTCAATTGATAATGTAAATTTGGAACTAAGACCTCCTCATTTCACAACATCTATTGATTTATTACTCGATACTAATGTTACAGGAATAGGAACAGCAGACTTTAGAACTTTAACAACTGTCAATGGTCAAGGAGTAAGAAAAACTGGTCAAGTTATTACTTTAGATTATCAAGAGCAGATTTTCATAGATCAACCATTTGCAACTAGAGCTGTCAACGTAAATCCATACGCTGAAGACTTTTTCACCGGAACTATTTTCTTATACCCATCGTCAGATGTTTGGGTAGATCAAGTAAGAAATGCCGCAAATATTCTTCTTCTTGATAGAGAAGAACAAGAACTTGAGAATATTTTAAACTCAGATCCCCAATCAGGTTATGCGGGAAGCACATGGGATGCTGTCACAAAAACTTGGATTATACCAGAAAAAAGAACTTCCTTTGGCGATAGAGTACTAGACACAAGAGTAATACCATTTATGAGGTCCCGTAATGTCGAATTTATCGCAAAACGATTTAGACCTTTCACGAGACTTTATTCTTTCTTTGGTGGAATAGATGTTAATAAATTTATTGTACCAAAACTTCTTGAGATTCAAATGTCTAGAGGGGTATTTCAAGTAGGAGAAACTGTTGTTGGATATCCTCTACGGACAGGCGCATCAACAATAACATTTAGAGTTGCCAACCAAAATCATAAGTATGGAACTTTTAATAATCCATCTGATTTCTTTATAGCAAATCCATATTCACCATCTGTGGTTGTTCCGGAAACATATTCATCCACATCAACAATATTAAATGTAGACACATTTAGTTTAGCTAATCAACCACAAGGTCAATTTTCTGGATATATTACTTCGGGAATGATCTTGAGAGGATTAACTAGTGGAGCTGAAGCAATAGTAACAAATAATAGACTAGTAACAAATGAAAATGGCACTATTCTAGGAAGTTTCTTCATCCCTAATCCAAATATTGATATTAATCCCAAATTTGAATGTGGAACTAAAATATTCCGATTAACCAGTAGCTCCACAAATTCTTTAGTATTTGGTACATTTACCACGTCTGGGGAAGAAAAATATGTTGCTGAAGGAAAGATAAACACAGTTCAAGAAAACTTGATAGTATCGAGACCTATAAGAGTTGAATTTGGTGACTCAGATCCACCAACTCCCGGTCCAGCACCAGTACCAGCACCAGTACCAGGTCCTACACCTTTTGGTCCTACACCGGTTGCTCCTGGTCCTACACCGGTTGCTCCTGGTCCTACACCGGTTGCTCCTGGTCCTACACCGGTTCCTCCTGCTTTTGAACCTACACCTTTTGGTCCTTTTGATCCTACACCAATTGGTCCTACACCAATTGGTCCTACACCAATTGGTCCTACACCAATTGGTCCTACACCAATTGGACCTACACCAATTGGACCTACACCAATTGGACCTACACCTACACCTATGAGTGTGACTAATCTTTATTATAATAGAGGAACTCCAATGTTATATGATGCTGGAGCTGATAGATTTAAACAACTCCTGAGGGAAGCTGGTTTGAAGGATCAAGCTATGAAGGTTGATAAGGATATGCCTGCTGCACAACAAACTAAGTTTGTTAACAAATTCAATATGTCAGAGTATGCTCAAGAAAATGGATATGTTCTAAATACGAACAATGCCATGATGTCCCAGGTAATTACAACAGCTCAACCGGGAGAAGCAATGAGGATTGAAGCAATGGCTGCCGTTGGGGCTGAAGGTTCTAAGATTGGTCCAGGAGATAGAATGGGAGCCAATGACAAAGGAAATGATGGATCAATGGCATCAAATAGCAATAACAATATGAGTTCTGGTAATGACATGAATCCAGACACACCAATGGCTGCAGCAAATAATAATAATTCGATGTCAAGCGGAGATTCGATGTCGAGTGGATCTATGAGTAATGATTCCGGTCCAATGAATCAACCTTCTCCGGGACCAGCTATGAGCAGTACTCCATCTACTCCACCATCACAGGCTGGTGGAAGCAGTGGTGGTGGTCCTATGGGTAGCAGCGGCGGCGGTGGCGGCGGCGGTGGTGGAAGCTCAGGAGGCGGCGGCGGTGGCGGCGGCGGCGGTTCTATGGGTAGCAGCGGCGGCGGCGGCGGTGGCGGCGGCGGTGGCGGCGGTGGCGGTATGTCAGGCGGCGGTGGAAGTTCCGGCGGCGGTGGAGGCGGTGGAATGGGTATGAGTGATATAAACCTTAAGGATAATATCCAACCTATTGACAATGCGCTAAATAGATTGTTTGAACTTAATTTGAATTATGGGGTTCTATCTTGACAAAGTAACAAAGTTAAATGGAAAATATTATGAGTGGAATGAAAAAATGAAGGAGATTACCGGGGTTACTGGAAACGCATACGGAGTCATAGCTCAGGAAGTTCAAAAAGAATTTCCTGAGATGGTAGAAAGACAGGAAAATGGTTATTTAGCTGTTGATTATATGCAATTGATTCCCGTTATGATTGAAGCAATAAAGGAATTAAAAAAGGAAGTAGATTTTTTAAAAGATAAAAATGAGGTGAATTGAATGAGAATTGACCCAAATTTACCTAGATCAATGCATTTAGATGAACTTTTATTCTCCGAAAAATTAATCATTAAAAGATCGGATATTCATAGGTGGGGAGTTTTTGCTAGGGAAAAAATAAAAAAATATGAAATCCTAGAAGAGTCTCCCTATTTTAAAGTTCCTACTGATGAAATTAAATGTTCTGCAATATGCGAAAATTATAGTTATTACTATTGCAACGATTATTACATAATAGGAATGGGATTTGCCGGTCTGTATAATCATAATCGAGACAAATCAAATGTGGATTATGAAGTCGATAAGATAAATGAAGTTATGAGGCATTATGCATTGCGTGATATTGATGTCGGCGAAGAATTAACTTTAAATTATGGTGATGTTAGTTTTGATAACTAAAATAAATAAACAATAATAGTAAAAAGATAAATGAAAGTCATAGATCCATTAGCACAGTCGTTTTTTATTGATGACCGAAAAGGTTGTTTCATTACTTCTGTGGATCTTTATTTCACCACGAAAGATCCCGTTCTGCCGGTAACAGTTCAACTAAGACCGATGGAACTAGGAATCCCAAAAAAGAAAGTTTATCCTTTTGGGGAAGTAGTATTAGACCCCATTCAAGTTTTTACTTCGGATGACGCAACAATTGGTACGAGAGTAACTTTTCCATCTCCAGTATTTTTAGAAGGAAATAAGTTTCATGCTATTGTGATACTATCAGTATCGGAAAACTATAATGTTTGGGTTTCTAGACTTAATGAAGTTGACGTATCAACAATTGCTCTTGCCGAATCTAGACAAGTTTTAGTTACAAAACAACCAACTTTGGGTGGTCTTTTTAAATCACAAAATGCGGCAACATGGAATGAAAGTCCTTTCGAAGATCTAAAATTCAGATTACTTAGAGCAAGATTTACCTCAAATCAAGGAAATTTTAGATTTTTTAATCCAGCACTAAGTAGAGGAAATAGACAAATAGCAACTCTACTTTCAAATCCTCTCGAATTTTCATCAAGAATTGTAAGAGTTGGTCTTGGTACTACAGTATCTGATCCAAATCTTAAACTTGGGAATACAATTTTACAGAGAGAATCCAATGCTAAAGGAAATTTAGTTGAATATGCAGGAATCGCAAGTGGTACGTTATCGGTTATAAACCCCGGTATTGGATATACGCCTTCTTTAGGATATCAATCATATACTGGAGTTGCTTTAACTACCATAACTGGAAATGGTAGAAATGCAACAGCAAATATTGCTATTGAAAATGGCGTTGCTATAGCGGCAACAATTAATTCCGGAGGTTCTGGATATTTGATTGGAGATGTATTATCAGTAAATCAATTAGGTAATCAATCTTTAGGTAAAAGTTTACAAATTTCTGTTTCAAATTTGAGTGGATTTAATGAACTTATTTTAGATAATGTTCAGGGAGATTTTCTTACTGGAGTCGGAAAAACAATACAGTACATTAACAATTTAGGAATAGCAACAGATTTAAATGGATTGGGAGCGAATGTTTTAATACAAAATGAAGGAATTTTAGTATTATCTGATGGACTCAATATTAAAGTAAATCACAAAAACCACGGAATGCACGCTGGCGAAAACATTGTTGTAATCAACAATACTCCAAGTGATGTAAAACCTGCCAAATTAACTTCAACATATCCTTCAGATTCAACTCAAAGTATTACCTTAGATAGTGCGGTAAACTTTTCTACTTTTGAAAATGTTGGAGTTGGCAGCACAAATCCAGGATATATTTTAATTGATAATGAAATTATCGCATACGAAGGTATTACTGGAAATACATTAACAGGCATAACTAGAAATATTGATCAAACTTTATCTTTTTCATATAACGAAGGAACACAAGTATACAAATATGAAATTGATGGAATATCCTTGAGAAGGATCAATAGGCAACATACACTTCAAGATGCAACTGTATCTGATCCAATTGATTTTGATTTTTATACTATTAAAATTGATACATCTAGTGCCGGAAAGACAGACCCTCTACCATTAGGTCAGGTAGATAGAAGTGTTGGTTCATCTTTCCCAAAACTATATGCAAATGAATCTGGTTCTTTTGGGGGAAGAAGAAACGTAACAGCAACTCAAAATATTCAGTATGAAATATTGAAGCCTAATATACAGACCACAATATTAAATGGAACTAATATTACTTCTAGGGTGAGAACTATTTCAGGAACTAGTGCTGATGGCACAGAGACTTCATTTGAAGATAAAGGATTTACCAATATGGAACTTGAAAAAACTACTTATTTTGATTCTCCTAGATTAATTTGTTCGGAAGTAAATGAAAAGGAAAGATTGACAACTATCCCAAATCAAAAATCATTAACATTAGATTTATTCTTATCATCTTCTGAGCCTTATTTGTCTCCTGTTGTTGATTTAGACCGAGCGGCCGCAGTATTTACTACAAATAGAATTAACAGTCCTATAAGAGATTATAAAACAGATAACAGAGTTAATACGATAAAGGATGATCCATCTTCATTCATATATGCTACTAATCCTGTTCAATTAGAAATTCCCGCTACTTCTCTTAAAGTTATTGTATCTGCATATGTAAATACCTCTAGTGATTTAAGAGTTCTATATTCAATTAAAAATGATCCTAATGATCCAACAATTTATTATCCCTTCCCAGGTTACTCAAACAAAACACAAGATGGGAGAGTTTCAGACGATTCGTTAAGTGATGGCACTTCGGACAAGAAAGTCATTAAAACTTCAACAATTGGTTACTTTATTAATGAGTTGGAATACCGTGATTATGAATTTACAACTTCCGATTTACCCCCATTTAAATATTTCAGTATTAAAATGATAGGATCCGGAACCAATCAGGCTTTCCCACCAAGAATGACTGACTTTAGAGTTATTGCACTTGCATAATATGAACAATAAAAATTATATTAAAGTTGAAGGGCACTCAAGTTTAGTGCGAGATCAAACAACAAAAGCAATTTTAAACTTAAACATGACCGATTACGAAAATTACATACTTACAAAGAGAATAAAAGAAGATGAAGAAAGGAGAGTAGATAATATTGAAACTGAAATGAACATCATACGTAATGACCTAGAAGAAATTAAAAATTTACTTAGGAATCTTTCAAATGGATCCAGATAAAATTATTTTAGATAACCTCAATAAATCATTTGAATATGAGAAACTTGCTAGGGATATAGATAGTATAGATGATCTTGATGTTCTGCGTAATTATGCAAAATCTTACATAAAACTTTATCTAAAACAACAAGAAGTAATATCCAATTTCTAATGGCACAACCATCTACTAGACAACAACTTATTGATTACTGTAAGAGAAAACTGGGAGCCCCAGTTTTGGAAATAAATGTTGCGGATGAGCAAATTGAAGATTTAGTAGATGATGCAGTTCAATTCTTCCAAGAAAGGCATTTTGATGGGGTATACCCAACATTTTATAAGTATAAAGTAACTCAAGAGGATATTGATAGAGGTAGAGCAAGACCAAACACCGGTAGTGCATCCGGCATAACCACAACAAATGTAACGACAAACATAGTTGGTTCAGCAACTACATTTTCTTTTTATGAAAATAGTAATTACTTACAAGTTCCACCTAACGTAATCGGAGTAAATAAAATATTTACTTTTGATGGAGCAAACACAATTACGCACAACATGTTTAGCGTTAAATATCAACTATTTTTGAATGATATTTACTACTGGGGAACCACAGAACTATTAAGTTATGCGATGGTTAAGACATATCTTGAAGATCTTGATTTTCTATTGAATACGCAAAAACAAATAAGATTCAATAAAAGACAAGATAGATTGTACCTAGACATCGATTGGGGATCAGTAACTACAGATCGATATTTTGTCATTGACTGCTATTCAACTTTAGATCCAAATGATTACTCTAGAGTTTGGAATGATTCTTTCTTAAAACCATATTTAACTTCTCTTATAAAAAGACAGTGGGGACAAAATATGATGAAGTTTACTGGAGTCAAACTTCCGGGAGGAGTTGAATTGAATGGAAGACAAATGTATGACGATGCGCAAAGAGAAATTGATATTTTAATGGAAAAAATGTCCAGTACTTATGAACTTCCACCTCTAGATATGATTGGTTAATCATATGTTAAATCCATTTTTTCTTCAAGGTTCCAAATCAGAGCAAAGTCTCATTCAAGATTTGATTAATGAGCAATTGAGGATGTATGGCGTTGAAGTTTATTATTTACCTAGACAATACGTTACGGAAAAAACCGTTTTAAGAGAAGTAATAGAATCTGAATTCAATGATGCATATCCGATTGAGGCATATGTAGACACTTATGATGGATATTCAGATAATCCAACAATTCTTTCAAAATTCGGAATTCAAGCACTCAACGAGATTACATTAATTATTTCGAGAGAAAGGTATCAAACTTATATCTCATCTTTAATTAAAAATCAAGATAATATTAAGATATCATCAAGACCTAAAGAAGGCGATATAATTTATTTCCCTTTGGGTAAGCGTTTGTTTGAAATTAAATACGTAGAACATGAAAAACCATTCTACCAACTTCAAGGTCTATATACATATCAACTCAGATGTGAACTGTTTAGATATGAAGATGAAGTCATTGACACTAATATTGATGAAATTGATGAATTAGTATCTGGTAGTGATCCCGATGATCCGGAAAGAAAACCTGTCGGAAATATTGTCAACCTTTACATGGCAGGAATTGGGGTTACCGCAACTGCAACTGCTTCATTAGTAAATGGTGGAGTGAGACTTATAACAGTAAACAATCGTGGTAGTGGATATACCTCAACACCTTTAGTTGGTATATCATCTGCTCCATCGGGAGGAAAAACTGCTACAGCAGTTGCAGAAATGATCAGTGGTATTGTTGTTTGTAATGATAATATCAATCCACAATCAAAGTCTGTTCAAAGAGTTTTAATAACTAATCCGGGATATGGATACACTTCTGCACCCGGAGTAAGATTTATTGGTGGTGGAGGTAGTGGAGCAGCTGCAACTGCAACAATAGGAGATTCTATCGTAGGTATTATTACAGTAACTAATCGCGGATCTGGATATGTAAATTCACCGATAATTACTTTTAATGGTTTATGCACAGTCTCTGCTGCTGCCACTGCCGTGGTTTCTACGGCAGGATCAATCACATCAATATATCTCACAAATGCTGGACTTGGATATAGTGTTGCTCCAACAATCACAATTGGGAATCCATTATTAGTGTCTTCTGGAAACTTTGATTTGGGAGAGGTGATTACTGGATCTCAAAGTGGAGTGACTGCAAGAGTTGAATATTGGAACGCTGTGTCCAATTTACTCCAGGTTTCCAAATTAACAGGAGACTTTATTCCAGGCGAAAATATAGTGGGATCGGCATCAAGTGCATCACATTATTTAAGATCGATTGATGCATTTCCTGCTGATGATGGATATGCAGCAAATGAAGAGATTGAAATCGAAGCAGATAAAATTATAGACTTTAGTGAAAGAAATCCTTTTGGTATGCCATGATAAATATTAGTTATTAGTTGGCTTTAATAGTAAGTTAGTCATATGTTTGAATATTTTTATAACGAAATTTTAAGAAGAACTGTAATTTCCTTTGGTTCTTTGTTCAATAGTATAACGATTAAGCATAAAAATAACTCAGATCAAGTAGTGAGTTCTATTAAAGTTCCATTAGCATATGGACCAACACAAAAATTTCTTGCGAGGATTAATCAATCTCCGGATTTAAATAAACCCGTTCAAATTACATTGCCGAGAATGTCATTTGAATTTACCGGATTAACCTATGATGCATCAAGAAAATCCACAACCACACAATTTTTTACTGCAAAATCTGCAACAGATGGGACAGAAGTAAAAAAATCATATCTTCCAGTTCCATATAATATGCAATTTGAATTGAGCATTATGTCAAAACTAAATGATGACGCTCTTCAAATTGTAGAGCAAATTTTACCATACTTTCAACCAGCGTATACGATGACAGTTGAGTTGGTCGATTCAATTAACGAAAAAAGAGATGTTCCCGTAATTCTAGAAAATATTACAATGCAGGATGATTATGAGGGAGATTTTACGACAAGAAGAGTTTTAATTTATACTTTAAGATTTACAGTGAAAACATATCTTTTTGGACCTATTTCTTCTGCGACAAGAGATATCGTCAAAAAGAGTTCTATTGGTTATATTTCTGGAGATTATACAAACTCCCCAACAAGAGAAGTTGTATATTCCGTGGAACCAAGAGCGATAAAAAACTATACGGGGATTGTTGTTACAAATCTGTCCACAGATGTTGGAAAAGATGATACCAGTATAACCGTAAATAATGCAAATTCTATTTCTGTTAATACTTATATTGACCTTGAAGGTGAAGGATTACTTGTGAAAGAAAAGACTGGTAATGTTATTAAGGTTGAAAGAGGAAAAGATGGTACGACAATTACATCACATCTTGCCGGAGCGCCTATCAAGTCTATTACATCTGAAGATAATTCTTTAATTGAAGAGGGTGACGATTTTGGTTTTAGTGAAAGTTTAACTTGATAGAATATGAAAATGTCAAAAAAATTCGATGATCTAAACCAAACCTTTAACATTGAGAGTGATTTAATGCGTGTTGAAAAGGAATCTCCCATTGCAAAGATTGAAAGTATTTCTTCATCGGTAGATGATGTAAAAAAAGATTATGAATACACCAGAGGAAATCTGTATAGTTTAATAGAAAAAGGACAAGAGGCGATTAACGGTATTCTGGAGTTAGCGCAAGAGAGTGAAATGCCGAGAGCATATGAAGTTGCAGGACAATTGATAAAGAATGTTGCAGATGCAACTGATAAGCTAATGGATTTGCAAAAGAAATTGAAAGATATTGAAGAAGAAAAAGTTGGTAAAGGTCCAACAACAGTAAATAATGCACTTTTTGTGGGATCTACTGCAGAACTAGCAAAACTACTAAAACAACAAACTCAAGAACCTTTGGAATAATAAATACATAAAGGTTCTTTTTTATATTGATGGGTAATATTAAATCTCACAAAACAGTTGAACAGATTGCAAAGAAGCATCGTCTCGATGTTTCTTTCATACAAAGGCAACTTGACATGGGAGAACCCATTGAGCACGAGCATACCAAAGATCACGATCTTGCAAGAGATATTGCTCTTCAGCATCTTGATGAAATTCCAGATTACTACACTCGATTGAAGAAAATGGAAGCAGATGCCAAAAAGCATCATAAAAAATTTAAAGATGTCAAAGAAGAAACTAAATCTGGGGATGAAGGTCTTCATGATTGGTTCAATAAATCAAAATCATCTGACGGAAAAAAAGGATGGGTTCAACTTGGAGGTAAGTGGGCAGGAAAACCCTGTGCTCGCCAACCTGGACAAACTTCTACACCAAAATGCGGAAGTTCTAAAATAAAAAGAGCACTTTCTAAGGATGAAGAAGAGGCAGCAAGACGTAGAAAGAATATTCAAGATCCAAATCAACCACAAAAAAGTGGAGCAGCAAAACCAACAAACGTTAGAACTGAAGAAATGGATTTACAAGAAGTCAAAGATAAACCAGGCAAAAGTAGTGGCAAAAAAGACGCTTGTTACCATAAAGTAAAGTCAAGATACAGTGTCTGGCCAAGTGCATATGCTTCTGGAGCACTTGTTAAGTGTCGTAAAGTTGGTGCTGCAAATTGGGGAACTAAGTCGGAGGCAATAATGCACGAAGAAGAAAGATATTGCCCATTATGCAATAAAAGAGAATCAAGATCTGAGTGCTCTTATGGAGAAAGGGCGTGGGATAAAGTTTCAGTTAAAGATGAAGAATATTCAATGGTGAGATCAGAACTTGGAACCTTGATGAATGCAGCAAAGAGACTTAATGCAAAAATAGGGAAAGGTGAGGGTAACCTTGAAGCATGGGTACAATCAAAAATTACTAAAGCAGCAGATTACATTGATACTGCCGCAGATTATGTTATGAGTGGAGAAATGCAAGAAGAAAAAATAGTTGATAAAATAATGGATGAGATGAAGTGTTGGCCAGGATATAAAAAGAAAGGAACACAGAAACTTTTTGGTAAAAAGTATAATCGCTGCGTAAAGGCAGAAGATGCCACCATTGAAGATGCAGACGGTAATACTTTTGCTGAAGTTGTAGATTTAATTAAGCCAGAACCAATTAAGGGATTTAAATCGCAAATAGAAGAAGCAACACGTATTAAAGCACAGACTGGAAATATAATTGCAGTTATTGTTTCTTGGAGAGGAAAGTATTATTCTTTCAGAATGTTCTTCCCACAAGTCAAACTTCCAACTCGCAAAGAGATTAATGATGAACTGCAAAAAGTTTATCCCGGATCAATTGTAGTCAGTCATTCAGTCTCTGAACTCCAACCAGGACAGCCTCTAATCCAATCATTTGGACCTCAAGGTGGTAGTTTAGCAAAACTTGGGTCAAATAAAAACTATATAAAACCTACGGGAATGATGGGAGAAGAAATTGAAGTTGATGAAGATTGGCAAAAAGTAAACCGTAAGGATAATACAGATGGTTTAAGTCAAAAAGCAGTAAATGCATATCGTCGCGAAAATCCAGGTTCGAAACTCCAGACTGCTGTTACTGAAAAAAATCCATCCGGTAAAAGAGCGCAGAGAAGAAAAAATTTTTGTAGTCGTATGTCCGGTATGAAAAAGAGATTAACCTCAGCAGAAACAGCAAGAGATCCAGATTCAAGAATTAATAAGGCACTTCGTCGCTGGAATTGTAATTAATAGGTAGGTTTTTGTTATGCCAAATGATGTTTATCTCGGTAATCCTCTATTAAAAAAAGCGAATACTCCAATTGAATTTAGTCAGGAACAAATTCTGGAGTTTGTCAAATGCCAGGAAGATCCTGTGTATTTCGCTAATAATTATGTAAAAATTGTTACGTTGGATCATGGGTTACAAACTTTCAACCCATACCATTTTCAGGAAAAATTAATCAATAATTTCCATAAGCACAGATTTAATATCTGCAAAATGCCACGACAGACTGGCAAGTCAACCACTGTTGTGTCTTTCCTGCTTCACTATGCGGTATTTAATGATAACGTTAACATAGGCATCCTAGCAAACAAAGCAGCGACCGCTAGGGAGCTTCTGGATAGGTTACAGACTGCATATGAAAACCTACCCAAGTGGATGCAGCAGGGTATTATATCTTGGAATAAAGGTTCACTGGAGTTAGAAAATGGATCAAAGATTCTGGCTGCTTCTACATCTGCAAGTGCTGTCCGAGGCATGTCGTTCAATATCCTCTTTCTCGATGAATTCGCTTTCGTTCCAAACCATATCGCAGATTCCTTCTTTGCATCTGTTTATCCTACTATTACTTCCGGTAAACAAACAAAAGTCATAATCGTATCTACGCCACATGGTATGAATCATTTCTACCGAATGTGGCACGATGCCGAAAAGGGAAAAAATGAATATGTCTTTACTGATGTTCACTGGAGTGAAGTTCCTGGCAGGGATGAAGAGTGGAAAAAGCAAACAATTGCTAACACTAGCGAATCACAATTTAAGGTAGAGTTTGAATGCGAATTTTTAGGTTCTGTTGATACTCTCATCGCTCCGAGTAAACTTAGAACATTAGTTTACGATCATCCAAAAACACGCAGTGCTGGTTTAGATGTTTATGTGGATCCGGAGGAAAATCACGATTACTTAATTACAGTTGATGTTGCGAGAGGAGTTGGGAGTGACTATTCTGCATTTGCCGTGGTTGATATTACTCAGTTCCCCCATAGAGTAGTTGCAAAATATAGGAATAATGAAATCAAACCTATGCTGTTTCCAAGTATAATTCACGAGACAGCCGTTGCATATAATAATTCATACATTTTATGTGAAGTAAACGATGTTGGTGATCAGGTAGCTAGTATTTTGCAGTATGATCTAGAATATAATAATCTTCTCATGTGTTCAATGAGAGGTAGGGCAGGGCAAATTGTTGGACAAGGATTTAGTGGGAAAAAAACTCAACTAGGCGTTAAAATGTCCAAAACTGTAAAAAAAGTTGGATGCCTAAATCTGAAAACAATGATAGAGGAAAACAAGTTATACTTGAATGATTATGAAATTATTAGTGAACTGACAACTTTTATTCAAAAACATAATTCGTTTGAGGCGGAAGAAGGATGCAACGACGACTTGGCAATGTGTCTGGTAATTTATGCTTGGCTAGTTGCGCAAGATTATTTTAAGGAATTAACGGATCAAGATGTAAGAAAACGTTTATATGAAGAGCAAAAAAATCAAATTGAACAAGACATGGCACCATTTGGATTTATTTCTGACGGTTTAGATGAAGCAAGTTTTGTTGATGGAGATGGGGACAGATGGTATGTCGATGAATATGGAGATAGATCTTATATGTGGGATTATTTAACATAATGGATTTAGATAAGCAAATACTATTGGGGCATTTACTACTTACTGATAGAAAATGCAGAGTGTGTGGAGAAATAAAAAATTTAATAGACAGTTTTTATAGAACAAGAAAAGATAGGGGTCCTGTTTTATCATCATATTCATATGAGTGTAAGGAATGTACAATTAAAAGAATTGTATCCAGTAAGATGACAAGTAAAGTTCTTGGTAGATGGGAATATCCCGATTGGTAGATATTCACGTCACGTTTCCCCTGTGAAAAGTATGATTTTAATAAATATTTTTTAGTTAAACTGAGATTTACGGAGAAAAACATGGCGACTCCTCAATTATCTCCCGGCGTATTAGTTAGGGAGGTTGATTTAACTGTAGGAAGAGCTGATAATGTTTTAGATAATATTGGCGCAATTGCAGGTCCTTTTGCAATTGGTCCCGTGGATGATGCGACCGACATTACTACAGAAAACGAACTGATTAATGTTTTCGGAAAACCAATTTCTACAGATGCGCAATATGAATACTGGATGAGCGCATCATCATTCCTTTCATATGGCGGCGTTCTTAAAGTTGTTCGAGTAGATGGTGACAATCTAGTAAATGCCAATGCTATCCGCAACGCATCTGGTGTTTCTACCGCAGGGGAACCAACACTCAAGATTAAAAACTTTGATGATTATGAGGCAAATTTCTCAGATGATATTGCAAATTACATTTTTACAGCAAAAACTCCAGGTTCTTGGGCAAATAATCTGAAGGTATGCGTTATCGATGATAAAGCAGACCAAATTCTAACCGTTGGCGCAGCATTTACTACACGCGCTCAAGTTGGAATGGGAGTAACAACTACTCTGGTTAATGTTTCTTCTCCCGGAGATGGATCAACTTCCCTTTTCAATGGTTACTTAAAGGGAATTATTACTGGAATTGGCGTAAGTACAATTGAAGTTAAGGTTGTTTCTAACGTTTCTGCTGGTGGAACAGAGACACTAGTTACATATGCACCAAAGTCCCAACTAAGATCATTTAGATCTGGTTCCACCGGTGGTAGTTTAATCGTCAATCTAGTTACTAGTGCCGGAGTTGCAACAACCTCTTCCACAATCGATACTGGATCTGATCCAATCAGAGATTGGTATAACGAACAAACTTTAACACTTTCAAATACTTCAATTTTTTGGTCGTCCATTGCACCAAAACCAGGAACTTCCCAATACGCAGTAAACAGAAACGGAAGAAGTGACGAAATTCACGTAGTTATTGTTGATGACACTGGAACTGTTACTGGTATCCAAGGTAATCTCTTAGAAAAGCACCTAGGTATTTCTAAAGCAAAAGATGCAGTTTCTGCGGTTAATGCGCCACAGAAAATTTGGTGGAAAGACTATCTTTCACTCTATTCAAAATATGTTTATGCTGGAGATAATCCATCGGACGATCTAAACGTAAATGAACCCGTTGTTGCGACAGGATTCTCCGAAGGATTTGTCCAATTAACAAATGGTGAAGGTCTCTGGAACATTGATGTTCAGGACAAAACTTATAGTGCTCTAGGTAATGTCACTTACAACTTGTCTGGTGGTAAGGATTATAGTAATAATGGGGGAATGGTAGCGACTCTTGGAGATCTGTTTACTTCATATAATTTATTCTCCAACAAAGATGAGGTTGAACTTGATTATTTGATAATGGGTCCGGGATTAGCAAATAAGTTTGAGTCTCAAGCAAAAGCAAATCATTTAATTTCGATTGCTAATTCGAGAAAAGACTGTGTTGCAGTAATTTCTCCACATAGACAAGATGTTGTGGATATTACAAATTCGGATACTCAAACCGATAACGTTTTAGAGTTCTTCTCTCCACTATCATCTTCATCATATGCTGTTTTTGATTCTGGTTATAAGTATACATATGATAGATTTAATAACAAGTTCCGTTATATCCCCTGCAACCCAGACGTTGCTGGATTGATGGTTAGAACTTCTATCGTTGCTTATCCTTGGTTCTCACCTGCAGGTCAGCAGAGAGGAATTATAAACAACGCAATTAAACTTGCATACAATCCAAACAAAGCACAAAGAGATCAACTTTATCCACAAAGAATTAATTCCATTATCAACCAACCAGGTATTGGCATTATTCTATTTGGCGATAAGACTGCTCTTGGATATGCTTCTGCTTTTGATAGGATTAATGTTCGTCGTCTGTTCCTTACGGTTGAACAAGCACTTCAGAGAAGTGCTCAAGCTCAACTATTTGAATTGAATGATGAGATTACGAGGGCAAACTTTAGAAATATTGTCGAACCTTACCTCCGTGATGTCCAAGCAAAACGCGGTCTTTATGGATTCTTAGTCATTTGCGACGCATCAAATAACACTCCAGATGTTATCGATAACAATGAATTTAGAGCTGACATTTTCCTGAAACCTGCCAAATCTATTAACTATGTAACGCTAACATTCGTTGCTACCAGAACGGGTGTTTCGTTTGAAGAAGTTGCTGGTACTGTTTGATTTTAAATTAAAACAAAAACGAGGAGGAACTTAAAAAATGGCACACTCAATTCAGGATTTTAAATCAGCACTCATTGGGGGCGGCGCCCGCCCCAATCTATTTGAGGTAACTATCCCAACTCCACCATCTGGAGTAAATTTAACCAATAACTTCCCAATTTTATGTAAGGCAGCTGCCTTACCTGCATCAAATATTGCTTCAATTGATGTTCCCTTTAGAGGAAGAATTTTTAAAGTTGCTGGAGACAGAACTTTTGATACTTGGACTGTGACAATTATCAATGACGAAAGATTTGAAATTCGCGATGCTATGGAAGCATGGATGCAGTCTATTGGTCAGTATGGTGACGCTAGTGGTTTTACAAATCCAGAAAATTATATGAGAAATGCTTTTGTTAAACAGTTCAAGAGATCAAAGAGTAGTGTTGGCAAAAACACTCCATTTGGATCTGGATTGGAAGTCGCAGCGACTTATAAATTCTATGATGTATTCCCAACTAATGTTTCTGCAATTGATCTATCATACGATAGTTCTGATACTATTGAAGAATTTACAGTAGAGTTCCAAGTTCAATACTGGACTCCTTCAACTGAGGAAGCATAAATAGACTAAAGGATATAAAAAAAATAAATTATGGCAAGGTTGTTTGGTTTCTCTATTGATGATAAAGAACCACTATCACCAGGTATAGTCAGTCCTGTTCCTCAAAATAATGAGGACGGGACTGATCACTATCTGAGTAGTGGTTTTTTTGGATCTTATGTTGATATTGAAGGAGTCTATAGAACAGAATTTGACCTAATCAAAAGATATAGAGAAATGGCACTTCACCCAGAGTGTGATAGTGCCATTGAAGATATCGTAAATGAGGCTATTGTATCGGATACAAATGATACTCCGGTAGAGATTGAATTATCAAATCTAAATGCCAGTGACGGTATTAAGAAAAAAATAAGACAAGAATTTAAACATATCCTTTCATTGCTAGATTTCGATAAAAAGTCGCATGAAATTTATAGGAATTGGTATGTTGACGGAAGACTTTATTATCATAAAGTAATTGATCTAAAAAATCCACACGAAGGAATTCAAGAACTTCGTTACATAGATCCAATGAAAATGAGATATGTGAGACAACAGAAAAAGAGCGAGAAGGACAGATATAGATTATCAAATATTAATACAGATAATCCGATGGATTTTGAATTCCCAGAAATTGAGGAATATTTTATTTACAATCCAAAAATGACATTTCCCGCAAACAATCCATCATCTCTCGGTGGAACTGCCGGAATTAAGATGTCAAAAGATTCTATTACATATTGCACTTCAGGATTGGTAGATAGAAATAAAGGATCAACTCTTTCTTATCTTCACAAAGCAATTAAATCCCTCAACCAACTTCGCATGATTGAGGACTCTTTAGTTATCTATCGTTTGTCTCGTGCTCCAGAACGTAGAATTTTCTATATTGATGTTGGCAATCTTCCTAAGGTAAAGGCAGAACAATATCTTCGTGATGTAATGATGCGATATCGCAACAAACTAGTATATGATGCAAGTACTGGCGAAATTCGTGACGATAAAAAATTCATGGCAATGCTTGAAGATTTTTGGTTACCAAGAAGAGAAGGTGGAAGAGGAACTGAAATCTCCACTCTTCCTGGCGGTCAGAATCTTGGAGAAATTACAGATATTAATTATTTTCAAGAAAAACTCTATAGGTCTTTGAACGTTCCCACAACAAGAATTGGTGGAGATGGCGGATTTAATCTTGGTCGTTCTTCAGAAATTCTTAGGGATGAAGTTAAATTCAGCAAATTTGTTGCTCGTTTGAGAAAGAGATTCTCATATTTGTTCCACGATATGCTTAGAACTCAATTGATTCTCAAAAATATTATTACTCCAGAAGACTGGGGTATCATGGAAGAGCATATTCAATATGATTTTCTGTATGATAACCATTTTGCAGAATTAAAAGACGCTGAACTTCTCAATGAAAGACTGAATATGGTTCAAATTGCTGAACCATATGTTGGAAGATATTTTTCTCAGGATTATTTGAGAAGAAAGATTCTTCGCCAAACAGATGAAGAAATTCTAGAACAAGATAAGATTATGAAAAAAGAAATTGAAGATGGTATTATTCCCGATCCAAATGCACCCGTGGATCCAATGACCGGAATGCCCTTAGATCAAACATCACAAATGGATCTTGGACAACCAGTAATGGAACCAGATCTTGATGCTCAAGGCGCTGCTACCGAAGCAAGTAGCAAAATTGCAGAAATGCCCAAGGGTGGTGAGATATAAATAAAGAAAATTACTTAGGTATTAAAAATGGATGACCTTTTAGATATGATCGCTTCTGATGAATCTCCTTCACAAATTAGTGACAAGATTAAAGAATTGCTTTTTAATAAGTCTGCGGAAAAAATTGATGAATTTCGTCCAGCAGTAGCAATGAATATGTTTGGTCAAGAGGAACAAGAAGAGGAATGATATGAAATCTTTCAAGCAATTTATCTCAGAATCAGTTAATATTGCTGGTGATTTCACGGGAAATCTTTATATCAACTCACAATCGGAACAACCACAACAAGTCGGTGAAGAGTATGTTGCCGATGTAATGTGGAATGGAAGTTTTTATAGATTAGAACTAGTGACAAAAACTGGAATCCCTTCCACTAGAGAACTTGGTGAACAACTGCAATCAGATTATCCAGGAGCAGTTGTTCATCAAATTTATCCAGTAACAGAGAAAAATTTAAATATAAAAAACGCACAAAGATACCACCCATCAAAATTAGAATGGATTGATTGATAAATGGCTCAGTGGAATATAACAACACAAGATTATTTAAATCAAGAAAGATCTTTATTTGAAGTTGTAGGTGTTGCGTCAAGTGATGGGCAAATAATTAGTCTCCAAAACCCATTTCCAGTTACTGGGACGATGGGAATTTCTACATCATCAACAGTATCAGTTACTCTACCTTCAACATCAACTGATGCATTTGGTAGACAAAGAATGTCTACCCCACTCACACTTTTCGATAGTTCTCATAGATATAGAGATAATAATCTTTGGAGTGGTTTAGCTGTTGGTGCTGGTTCCACAGTTGGATTTTCAACTGCACAAGGTTTGATTGATATGACTGTTGGTGTTGGAAGCACTGCATCAGTCATCAGAGAAACAACAAAAGTATTTTCATATCAACCAGGAAAATCATTACAGGTATTGAATACATTTGTAATGAATCCAGCAAAAGCAAATCTTCGCCAAAGAGTGGGATATTATGGCGCAGATAATGGAATGTATTTGGAACTTGATGGGAATACATTATATTTTGTGGAGAGAACTTATGTTCCAGGATTTGTAACAGAAACCAGAAAATCTCAACATGAATGGAATATTGATACGATGCTTGGTCCTGGACATCTCAATCCATCTGGTGTCACATTAGATATTTCCAAAGCACAGATTATGTGGATGGATATTGAATGGTTAGGACTTGGGACGGTAAGACTGGGATTTGTAGTTGATGGTAAGTTTATTCACTGCCACTCATTCCATCACGCAAATCTTATCAATACAACTTATATCACAACAGCATCATTACCTTTGAGATATGAGATTGCAAATACTGGAATTACAACGAGTGCAAGCACACTGAAACAAGTTTGTTCCACTGTAATTTCTGAAGGTGGTTATGAACTTCGTGGATTGCAGCAAGCAGTAGGAACACCAGTCCAAACACCAGTTGATTTAACAACAGCAGGAACTTATTATACAGTTCTATCAATTCGTCTCAAAGCAACTCCAAATAGATTGGATGCAATTGTAATTATGACCGCACTTTCTATTTTAGGTACTACAAATAATGCAACCTATAACTGGCAGGTAAGAGCAACTGGAACATCTGTTGGTGGAACTTGGGTTGATGCTGGTGTTGATAGTGCTGTCGAATATAAGATTGATGGTGGAACTTATACTGGCGGAAGAATATTAGCATCTGGATATTTGTTTGGTTCCAATCAAGGTTCAACACCAGTGGATATTCTTAAAGAAGCACTATTTAAGTTTCAGTTAGAAAGAGATGGATTAACTGGAACACCTTATGAACTTTCTATTGTATGTGCTTCTGATGCTAATGGCGCAGATATTCACGCATCAATGGATTGGGAAGAAATTAGCAGGTAATAGAGATTTATAAATAACTAAAAGTGTATTTACAATAATGGCTCATAGACCAGTTGGTGCTGGCATTTCACTTACAACAAGTGCCACTTCAGGATTAACAACATCATTTTCAGTTCAATCTGATGTACTAAGAGTTGTTGCAGTTTCTAGTGGAGTATTTGTTTCTGTTGGAGCAAATCCAACTGCAACTACTTCCGATTATTATATTCCTGCAGGATCTAGTGCAACTCTTGCTTTGACAAAAGCATCAAATAGGGTTGTTGGAGTTACTACTGGAACCACTACTACGATTGATTTTGCTCAAGGAACTCAATCTCCATTTGGTATTGGTGATCACGTTTCTTTATCTGGTGCCTTGGAAGCATTATACAATTTTAATCATGCCAGAGTTTTATCTGTAGATACTTCTTCAAGTTATGATGGGTATTTCCAAAGCAGAATTATTGTCGATTATAACTCAAGTGGAATTCGTACTGCATTTTCCTCAAAAGATGCAAGTCTCAGAAATTCTCTAAGACTTGCAGCAAGAACAGAGGGTAGTGCAGGTACATTATACGCACAACAAGTACAAATTTCAGGACAAGCATGATGAAACTTATTACCGAAGAAATCGAATCAGTAGAAGTTCTTACCGAAACGGTGAATGGTAAACAAACTCTCTATATTCGGGGTCCTTTCCTACAAACTGAACAACCCAATCGCAATAACAGGATATACCGTATGCCTGTTATGGAAAGAGAGGTAAAACGTTATACTGAACAGTATGTAAATAAAGGTCGTGCTCTTGGTGAACTTGGACATCCAGATGGACCCACTGTAAATCTGGATAGAGTTTCGCACAAAATTGTTGAACTTGTTCAAAGAGGAAACGATTTTATTGGTAAGGCACAAATTCTTTCTACACCAATGGGTAAAATTGCAGAGTCACTTCTCAAAGAAGGAGTTACTCTTGGCGTTTCTTCTCGTGGTATTGGATCAGTAAGACCAACAAAAGAAGGATATAACGAAGTTGGCGAAGACTTCATGCTTGCCACCGCTGCCGATATTGTTGCGGATCCTTCTGCTCCCGATGCATTTGTTCAGGGAATCATGGAAGGAAAAGAGTGGGTGTGGGATGGTGGAATGTTAAGAGAAAAAGTAGCAGAGAATACCAAACATAGGATAAACACTCTAGTAGATCAAGGTATTCTAGAAGAATACAAGTTATCTTTATTCAATAATTTTTTAAATTCATTGTAATTTATTAAATTATAAATAAATATAGTTTATAACGTAAGGTTAAACGGAGAGTTCAAATGTCTCGTGGAGATTTACAAGAAATGGAAGTAGGCACAAAGCAATCCAGAACCGCTGTGAATGCTAATGCTAAAGCAGCGGATTCGATGCCCAATCTTTCTGGGGCAACCCCAGGACAAACTGGTGGGTGGGAAGATCTTGGTGGTCCAGATCCTTCTAACTATCGTCCAGACGATGATTCAGCAAAACTGAAGACTCCTGGCTCAACTTTAAAGCAGGTTAAGGATGTTGTAAATAAAGGTGCTAAGCCAGCTGATGCAATGAAGGGAGTGAAGGAAGAAGAAGAACTCGAAGATGAAGACCTCATCGAAGAAGAAACCGATGAAGAAATCGTAGAAGCTAAGGAAGAGGAAGACGAGGAAGAGGAAGAGGGCGGTAAGAAGAAAGGTAAGAAAGAAGAAGATGAAGAAGATGAAGACGAAGATGAAATGAAGGAAGAGTTTGACATCGAAGAAGATGTCAATGCTCTACTAGAAGGTGAGGAGCTTTCCGAGGAATTCCAAGAGAAAGCACGTACCATCTTCGAAGCTGCTCTTCGCTCTAAGGTTTCTCAGATTCAAGAGGCAATCGAAGAGCAGTATGCAGTTGCACTTGCAGAAGAAGTCGAAGAAATTAAGACTGAACTTGCTGAGCGCGTAGATGCATACCTTGAGTATGTTTCTGACGAGTGGATGCAAGAAAATGCACTCGTTATTGAGCAAGGTCTTAAGACCGAAATGACCGAATCATTCCTCCAAGGAATGAGAGGTCTTTTTGAAGAACATTATGTATCAATCCCTGAAGATAAATATGATGTGCTTGA